ACATTGGTTGGCAAATCGTTTTTGTTTTCTCCATACCATAATATAACATCTTTTTTCCAATTATCAAAGTCTTTTTTTGAAGAATTTTGAATATCAAATGTAGGAATAGGTTTTAATGGTTTTCTTTCCTTCAAAGGATTGGCTTTTAAAAATTGTTCTACATTTCTTTTGTCCTGATAACCTAATAGAAAAGTTCCTATGTTTGAATTATACAACATGGGAGTTATTCCTCTTAATTTATTACTCGTGCGGATTGTATCGTAAATAACTCTTGATTTTTTATCATCAATATTTAGAATTTGAATTTTTTGTTCATCATTCAAAGTCTTGTTGATTTGTTCTATTGATGGTTGCATTCTTGTACACCAGGCACAACCACTTCTGGTAAAATAATATATAGGTGAAACCATTTATAAGTCTATAATCTTTAGTATCCGTGTAGGTATTCTTTGTAAGCCTTCTTTGTTAGAAATCAGTATCATGTTTTTGTATAAATCCCATGGCACTTGATAACTCGTATCCAATACGCCATTATTAATTGTTTTGATTAATTCATTTAGAGCATTAATCGTATAAAGTGTATTGGTTATTTTCTTTCTATGTAGTGAAATAGTATTCTGAACTAAATTAAAGTCAATGTCATCTTCTTGATTTACATTATAAGTACAGATTAATTCTTTTGGTTTATCTTCATTCTGTAATACATAAATCTTATCAAAAACGATTTTAAAATTCTTTGTTATGTCAATAATTGATTGATCGAGATTAAATTGAGTCGTGAATGTGCAGAGTAGTTGAGTTTTCATTAGATAGTTTTACTCTTTACATATGTTTCTTTTACATGTGATTTTGTACCCTCAAATACCCAACTAAAACCAGCATCTCCTTTATTAGTGCCTACTCTAAATTCAGTATACTCTGATCCGTCTGCTCCTATTCCTTCTATAAACCAAATCGTAAATGTATAAAAATTCTTAGAACCACCTTTAGTAATACCAGTTCCAAGTATTATTTTATTTTTCACATTACCTGCTGATATTGTCTTTTGTTTAATAAATTCTGTACTGCCACCATAATATGAATGGGAAGCTGAAGTATTCTTCTCATCTCTACCATACACCTTCCATATTGGAAGAGAACTTCTACCAAAAATCATTTCCTTTTCAAGTATAGCAAAATCATTTAAAAGGGCTTGAACATCTTTTGCTTTCTTCTTTCCATCCTTTACCATAGAAATTAATAAATCGGCGGTAACGTAATTAGACATTAGTTTGTAAATACTTTCTAAGTCCATTGAAACATTTTTCGCTAAGTCTGTTTCCTTCGCAACTGCTATTGCCGCTGGAGCTGATGTTTTTACTAAACTATCTACCATACCTTGTGTCAATGTAATAGCATCATCTAAAGCTGTTTGGTCATTACCTAAAACTATTAATTTATCATCAAAACTTAACTTACCAGCAGTTTTCTCAAGTAATAAATTATCGCCTTGATACTCCCCTTTAACTATACCCTCTTTTACCGCTTTCTTAACGGCACCTTTAAACTTTTTATTCTTTTTAAAAAAATTATTTATAGTACTTTTCTTTCCTTTTTTACCTTCCCATTTATTCAAAAATTTATTTCCTATATTAAATACTTTAGAAGCAATATCTGTTATTTTAGAAATTACAGCTTTTCCTACTTGTTTTACTTTATCAAATGCTTTACTTAAAAACCCCTCACCTATAAAATCAATTATATATTCCGTATTTTGTTTCATATGAAAATATTTTCTAATCAATCCACTAATTTTACCCAATTGTGCTCCACCAGACTTTGCCTTCATTGACATTTGAATAAATTCCGTACCAGTCTTTTTTGTGTCCTCATTGGGCCCCTCGTGTATATAACATACACCACTTGACTTATTATAACTTATATGTCTGTAAACATCTGGTGATATAGGGTCTCCTATCTCTGAGATTAAAGCGTCATCACTACTGGCATTTGTAAGAACCATGTCCCCTGTATTTTTTTTAACACCTGAAGTATCAACTGTCGTATTAACTCTTAGAGCTTTATAATAATCTTCTATTTTTGCATGAACAATTGTTGTACCTAAATCTTTATGTTTAAAATCAATCATACCAGCCGCTAAAATGGCTAAACGATACCAACTATCTATTGAAGCAGTTTCAAGTTTTGACTTAATAGCACTAACACCCTTTGAAGCAAAATTACCTTTACCTAATGAACTCCGCACATCGTTTATAAGTTCTTGTTGGAGTTTTGCAATTTTCTTTTCATTTTCACTTTTCATTGCATCAAGCATTGGAGTAGCATAATCCTTTTTCAAATAAAGACCCAATCCTTGAGCCGTTTCCAATGATGCATCCATCCAATCAATCGCATTAACTGGTTTTGCTTTTGAAAATTTAGACCAATTACTTTTAGCCGCATCAATAACATAAGTAACTCCATCATCACCTTTCAAAGTAACTTGTGTACCACCTTTACCAACTAAAACATAATTTACACTTGGCTTTTCAATATCTTTAGTTTCACTTTGTTTTTTAAAAAGTTGAGAAGCATTAAACTTTTTTCCACTATCTTTAAAATCACCAGACTCTTCATCATAATTCAAAATAGGTTTACCATCAAACGTAGATAAACCAGCATCACTTGTTATTTGAAATGCATCACCAGTGATATATGTTTTTTTGTAAACTCTAGCTTCAGTAATAAAATCGTCATCTGAAAGGTTCTCTTCTAACCAAGAATAAAACTTATCATCAAGGACAATCTTCTTAGACTCTAATCTATTAAATTTATCATCATCACTCAAAATAATGTCTCCCATCTTTCTTTCTAAAAATAAAATAACACTATCGGTTGTTTTGGTATCAATACCTTTTGATAAACACAATTCCTTTAACAATACTAAATGATAATCGTTAGATGGATTAGGTGTTCCATCGGGAACTTTAGCTCTCCAGTCAAGCCATAATGAATTTAAATTAAAACTCATAATTCTTTATATTTCCATAGTCAAGACCAACTTTAGTCTTTGTTGTAAACCCATTAGTTTCAAGTATTTGTTTAATCTCATGTATTGTTTCTACTCCATCTTCCTTCGAATAGTCAAATAAAAAACTATCGTAATTATAATGAACGATTTTTGTTTTCTTTGTTAATAAATATGTATGTAATTTCATTAAGAGTTTAACATTTCGTTCAGTTTCATAAGACTGAATATAGTAGTTAAATAACTTCTGAGCATTTAGATTTTCCAAATTCTCTTCTTTCAAAGGTCTATTATAAATATGTGAGTTAATCCTTTTATTCTGATTAAATTCATCCCACATTTCATTTATTAAATTTTTCGTCATATTTAAAAATTCAATTTTATTCGCAACTTCATTTGGAATCCCACCATACAGGTATTGAAATGTTTTGGTTTTACCCTCACTAATATCAACATTATATTTATCACTCAAGTATTCATGTACAGATGTATTGGGAAATTCATAACCAATTAAATCACCAATCAATCTCGGATGATAGGCATCAAAGTCAAATTCAACAAAGATATCATTCAGGGGTGAAAAACATTCTCTATGCTCTGGTGTCAAGGCAGCAAAGTTTAAATTGTGAATACTATTGGATGGTCGAGATGTCGTAGTGAAGAAATTATAATTCTGATATAGTTTTCTATCATGAATGTATTGAGCCATCTTATGACCAAAGGTTGAGATGATATTCGTATTGACTCCGATTCCATTCAGTTCTATTAGTGTGAATGCCTTTGTGAACTCATCGTGGAACAATTGTAACTCTGGTGTAATGTCTAAATCATCATCCTGATAGTTCATTTCTTCCATTATTTTGTGCATTGGATAGTAATACATGAAATCACTATCACTATAGAAGTTAGAGTACTTTACTTCATGTTTTACTTTATTGAAGTGCCAATAATGAACTACATTCGTGTCTAAATAATTTAAATCGTTTTTTATAAAGGTTTTGTAGTCAATTCCTTTATGAAGTATGTCTTTATTTAGTTCACCGACTTGTTTTTCATAATGGTTAGCATAGAGTATATTCTGGTCAAACAT